TTCCATTTGGAAAATATGGAGTGACGCAGAATCTTCCATTATTTTCATCTAAAACATCTTCATCTTTTACTTTTACGTATGTAAAATCTTCTACAAAGAAACCTGCACCAAAAGGAGGTCTGTTCGATTTCTTTGAAGACTCCTCTACATATCCAGAACGCATTGGAACAATGGTTCCTCCAGTTTTTGTAGAATATCCATATGGTCCATAAATTGGATATCCGTCATATGCCCAACCAATAATTGGTGAGTGTTTTGTGGAAGATTGCTCAATTAAATTTACTTTTCTAAGATCTTGTTTTCCATAAAGAACATCGCCATTTTGATCTATAGAATAGACAGATTCTCTAAGTTTTCTTGGTGTATAAATTGAAGCAAACTGAAGGCCATAGTCACTGTTCAGTGGACTTGTAATAAGTCCATCATCATTCGTAATTTTGTTGAAGTGCTTTTGAAATAAATTAATTTGCCAAGATTGTATCTTTGGTGAGAATTCAACCTCTTCACCATCAATTAATACATCAATAGTATCTCCCTGCTCAAATCCAATACCACCACTTAAAACTTTGACTTCTATTAACTGCCCATTTGATACAACTGGAACTAATACAGCACCAAATCCATTGTCAGAATTAATTACTAAATTTGGTGGAGTTAAGTAGTTTTTTCCAACATTCTGAACTAAAACTTCAGTGATCTGTCCATCAGCATTTATTGTTGGTGTAACTTGTCCTAAAGAACCGCCAACTACAGTTACGCTAGGAGTTCTAATATGATCTATAATTTCGGAAGAACCATACCCAACGCCATTATTTGTCAGATGAACTGAAGTAATTTCTCCTTTAAAAATAGGTTCAACTTTTGCTTTAAAAGTTTCTGTTCCTATTGAAGATATTCCTACCTTTCCAATAAGAGAAACAGTAATGTCTTGATAGTTAAAATTGTGAGTTCCAGATCCAACTGAAGTTAAATCAACATATCTATTTGTATTGTAGAAAATTTCTTTATTGGTGGTTGCTGCTCCAATATTAGAAAGTTTAAACGAATTATCATCCACTTTAGTTGCATAATATTCTGCTCCCGAAGAAAGTCCTCCAACAGGAGTCCCTTCTGAAGTATACTTCAATATCTCTCCAGAACTATAACCATGGTTTTCAATCGTTATTACATCAATAGCAGTATTGATGCCAACTGGTAAAGTTGTTCTTCTTTTGTTTTCATATCCAGATCCAGGATTAACAACATTTATAGAGTCTACAACAGATTTAAGATTTATTGATCTTAAAGTATGATTACCAACTCCAAGAGAACTAAGAGTTACCGTGTTGATACCTGCTAATACATCTTTCAGACTGTTATGCAGTTTCACGGTTGTTGTATCTTGAACTGCAACAAAATATTCTGTATTAGTCGATAAACCACCAACGTTAGTTTGATCTTGAGTTTCGTATATTACTTGTTCGCCATTACGGAATTTGTGATAAGTTCCAAATCCAATCGTGGATAAAGTTGCTCCAAGTCCAACTAATTCAGATACAAATTTGACACTATGCTCTTTCAAGTTCATAGTTACAGATGCAGTAGCATCTTTTCCATTTCCACCACTAATTACTACCTGGGGAGTTCCTTCATAATCAAATCCTCCATCAATAACTCTAATTTCATCCAAGACGCCTGAAACAGAAACGTAACCAGTTGCTCCAGTTCCAACAGAATCAGTAATTGATAGTAATGGTGGATTTATAACTCCATATCCAATTCCAGGGGCAATAACATCAATTTTTTCAATTTGTCCGTAATTTACAAATTCGTTCGCTTTATAATTTAATAGTTCTACGCCATTAATAAACAATCCAGTACGACCAGGTAATGTTTCAATTGCAACATCACTAACAGTTGGTTTAGATACTTCTCTAAGTAACTTTTGTGATTCTAACTTTTTACCATTAAAAGCATATGGGGTAATTTTATTATCAGTGACAGTTGTTGCACTTGATAATGATACAAACTTTGATTGATAGATATTTGATTTACTTCTAGCAAATTTTACAGTGGAATCTGATATTCTTTTTATAAAGTAAAGACCTTCTGCAAACAAGAAAGAACTAACTATTTCTTTTGTAGTTACTTTACCAGAAGCAGAAACTGTCTTTTTCGTTGTTTTTTGTGGAGTGTAGTAAATTGCATCTCCTGTCTGAAAACCATGATCATTCAGAGGACTAATCTCAAAAGTATCGCCAGAGAAAGAACCAGAAAAAGTTACAGATCTATCACTAGATTCAAGAGGTTGTGCATTATAAAAAGGTATGGATGAAGATGCGACTAAGTATTTTGATTCTGATTTTTCTTTATATACATTTTGAACATCAGTTAAGTAACTAATTGACGTAGGATATGAATTTGAAAGTATATTCCTTAAATTTCTTCTAATAGTGTACGTCAAGGAAGTTAGTATTTGTCCCTGACCTCTAATCAAAAATTCTTTTGAAGAAACAGCGTCTATTACGGTAGAAGTTTTATTAGAACCATCACTACCAATTAAAGTGATAGTGTCACCGATCTTCAAATAAGACTTTACGTTTAAATTAATTCTGTATGTAAAGTCAGAAGCATCTACTAAAGAAACTTTGTTAACTTTGTAGTTTGGTGAGATGTTATAAACCCAATTCGTTCCTTTAACAGATTTTTCATTAACACCAAGAGTTTTTATTCTTGCAGTATCGCCGTTACCATAGTTGACAGTATTATCTGGATAAGAAACATCACTAATAATAGAATTAATTCTTACCCTAATATCTTCTCCATCATATGGTGCATATGCAAAAGTATTAATGCCAATAGTAGAGGCATCTTCCATAATGCCTGTTACATTGGTACACCCAAAGAATTGGTTAAGTGACTTTGACGTGTATGTTACCACTCCAGTGGTGGTATCATTATATGTTACGAACAACTCTCCAGTTTTAGCAAACCCAACTGTCGAATCTACATTTAAAACACTTGAACCAATAGAGACTGATCCAATCAATCTGGTTTTGGGTGTGACAGAGAAGTTTCCATATGTTGCGCCAGAAACTCTAATATCTCTGTTATATCCAGAATCTAATTTTGTTCTGTAAAAAGTTTTCCCAGCGCCTACAGAAATTTTTTCAATCGAAGTTATTGGAGCATATGCTTTGTTTATTGTTTTGTTATATTTTTCTTGAAATAATGTAGTGGTTTCTAAATTCTCTGGATTTCCAGAAATTCCTTCAAGAATAAGATCATCTGTTATTCTATACCCTGCATTAGAAGGTGTTAATACAAAATCTATTGGTTTTACAATTTTAACGTTCTCATTATACAGTGCCTTAAATAAGATTTCAAAAGATCTGTCAGTTCCTTTGGTTAAGTAAAGATCTTTAGACTGTTTTAGGAAAACTTCTTGATTAAGATCAGAATGTAAACTTCTATCTTCTAATCCAGGTAAAATTTGATTTTTTGTTTTTAACAAAAACTCTTTGAGAAAAAGACAACTCAAATTAGTAATTGTAGACTCTGCATCGTGACCAGCAGATAGAGTACTTTCAAAAACTAGATCTTCTGGAGAGTTCTGTTTTTTAAGAGATGATACTCCACTAAATCCGCGAATACATCCAGTAAAGGTAGAGTCAGTTTTTCCAGTGTATGTAATTATTTCATCGTCAATTTTTAAAAGTCCATAACTATCAGGAAATCCTTTTGTTCCGTTTGGACTTTTTACTAAATCTACAGAAATTGTATCATCAAGTTTTTCAAGAGCAGTTTTAAGTACAACAGATTCCGCAAGGTTTGTTGTGTTTTCTAATTTAATATATTGATCTATATTTTGAATAAGATCAAGAGGTCCACCTTGGTATTCTTGAGCAACATAATACTGCTTTAGAAACTCAGTTACAAGAGGATATTCGTCCCTAACATATACGGGAACCTGGCGGGATAAGATGCTGCTTAACTGTACTCTTTTCTCTGTCATTTTATATTTTTACGATCTTAGTAGGATGAACCTGATGATGAACCTGATGAACCACTAGAATATCCAGAAGAACCTGATGTAGTTCCAGTAGTGGAAACTGTCGAGGTAATGGTTTGATTTGTAGATGTTCTGTTTACATCTGTAGTTTCGCCTGTTGAAGATGGACCACCTGCACGTACAAGCGAACCTGTTGAATAACTTGCAGAGACAACGTAATTAGATGCTGATGGATCTAATCCAGAAGAAATTTCATCCACAATAGTTTCAAAGTTACTGCTACTATTATCTAGTTGCAAATAAAGATCCTGTAATCCGACAACATCATTTGATACTGGAGTTGCGGAGATTTCAATTATATCCTGACCATCTTTATCTTTACCTTGAAGAACATTGATCGGGTTTATAGTGACAATTCCTTTTTCATAATCCACATTTCCAACATTTCTTCTAACAATCGTTGGACTCTGCGAATTTACGGTCGGAAGAGTGAACAGGAACAAAGATCCAGTCCTTTTGTCAGGATCAGGAACATCTCCAATGTATACTTCTTGAGGAAATGTACTTATTCTAAATGAAGTTGTTTTAATATTATAACCTTCTTCATTTTGTGGATAAATTGCATTTCCAAATCCAATTTGATACTCTGCAAAAGTATTCAGAACAACCCTGAGGTCTCTCCTCATGTTGATATTGGTAATATTAGAAGTTACAGACTCATGACTGTCATCAATAATCTTCAAGAATTTACTATACTTGAATCTAGCACCATATCTGTTCATTTCAGTAGATTCTGCATATTTTGCAGCATTGTTTTGAACAAGAGTTGATACTTCTGCTCCAGAAGGTGCTAAATTGGAGTTGTAGTAGACTTTAGAGTCAACTTCGATGTAAAGATACTTCAGATCAAGAATTTCTGGAACAATTCCAGCAACTGCATATTTTTTCAACTTCATTTTAAGATTTTCTTTCGCCAAATTGGAAAGAAAATCGCCAGTTCTTGGTTTGATGCTAATAAAGACCTTTCCGTACTGTGGTGGGACTAATTCTTCTCCACCAAAAACAGAAATCGATTCAGTTTGCGGGAAAATCTTTGCAGGAATCAAAGTTTCATAATCATTTGGTGTTACTGCACGATTTTGTGTTGAATATATTCTTGGTGCAAACTTTTTAACAGATTCTACACCTTCAATAGTCTCTCCACCTGTTGCCATTCCTTGTGGAGTGATAAGAGAGATGCCAGAAGTGACTGTATACTCTTGACCGTTTCTAGTGTAGACTAATTTGCCTGAAAAAGTGAAACTACTGATTCCATTTGCAGAATCTCCATTAGAAACGAGGTAATCTACAGTAATAAAATTACCTTCTTCTAATTTTCTTCCAAAAACTCCATCACCGAAGAAAATTTCATATCTTTCGTCTTCAATTTCTTGAATATAGTAGACATTTGATGCTGATCCAACTTCAAATAGACTATCTTGAAGACTATACTTTACTTTTGCCGTTGATTGCTCGTTTGCCTTGACAGAAACGTACAATAAATCAGTGTCAATACCCGCATTTGGTAACTCAAACCTCTGATTTACGTTTCTTGCACTATAAGTATAGTTTGAAGTTAAAACTGATCCCTGAAAAACAGGAATATTAGTAAAAGTTGCTACTTGATTATAAACTGGAACTGTAATATCGTCTAAAATCGAGAAAATAAACGATTGTGCGTTGCGAGAACCAGTAGATGCTACAACTGCACCCTTTTTAAGAGTAATTGAACCTGGAGTTGGAGTAATATTTGACGTATTTACTGTAAAAGATACATTTACTCTTGCTGCTTTCCTTGATCTAGGTACGTAACCGATGTTTCTTGCAAGAGAAACCACATTTTCACGTAAAGTGGCACTATCAATAAAGACTTCGTTTGCAACCATGTTTGCATTATACGAAGAAGTGTACGTATTGTACGCTAAAACGTCTAAAATGGTTGACAAATTAGATCCTTCAAAGTCATAATCCGTAAAATCCGAATTTGACTTTAGATAATCTTTAAGGGATTGCTTAACCTGGTCAAAATCCAGGTTAGAAAAGTTGACTAATGCCATTTTTACCTAGTTGGTTGCAAAACAAACTCTAATTCCTGCGGAGGAACGTCTGCTCCTATGATCTCATACGCAATAATAACGTCATATGCGTTATTATCGGGGTCGGGAGTAGTGACTACTCTGATTAACCTAACTCTTGGTTCGTATCTAGTGATAGATGAAGTGATTTCATCTTTAATAGATTCCCCAGTAAGGTCATCAATGTTTTCAAAAAGTGATTGTGTTATCCTTGATCCAAATTCATCGTCAAATGGTTTCTCTCCAGGTTCAGTGAAGATAATATTACGAACGGATCTTGCAATTGCCCTTTCATTTTTGAGGCCAAGTACATCATCATTCAGAGGATTCCTCTTGAATGTCATACTAATATCTTTAAATCCTTGACTTACCCTTTGTAAAGGCACACTAATACAGCAATTATGTATTATTTATCAACCAAAAAGTGAT